GTACGCCGAGAATCCACGTGCTTGTAGAGATACAGCCCTTCATTACTTCCAGTTGCGCCTTGCGCACCATAACGAAGATATCATGGCTGGCTCCACGCGTGGCATCCCTAGAATATAGGGAATTGGCAGTATCGTTGAGGGACTTCTTCCTATCCATTTCTCCAAACTTGTTGGTTCAATGTGCCCTGTAGAGAAGGAATACATTTCATCTGACCGTTGGTTGCTTCGCTCTGAACAAGAGTGGCATTACCTTACCGGAAGATTTGTTTTTCCTACTCCAGACCCTGAACCAACTGCCTATCGTTCCGTTTTCGGCCCAGTTTTTAGTCATTCTGCCCTTTGGTATGAGTGCAACAACGAAAACATGTCAAAAGCCATCACCCGTATCACTTGTGATCCAGACCCTGAGCATCGTCTTGGACCCAGACAAGTGGCTACGCTCCGAAACCCTCCTCGATACATGCGCCGCTATTTCAAGAAACTTTCAGCTCACTTTGCGTTAGAGCTTAATGATTTAGCCCATGATTGGGACGCCGATTTGCTCATTTACGCCGACTTACCTCATCCTAAACGTAAGTTGCGCCTTCAAGCCGCCTTGGAAATTATGAACAATAATTCCTACCACAACCGTCTTAACGGTACCATCACCCTCATCAAGTTCGTCACCACAAAATTCAAGAAATATGAGTTTGCCAAAATTGGAAAATACCCTAGATCGATCGCTGACCTCACCGTTGTCGGCTCTTTAGTCGCCGGCTGGTTGGCTGAGCATGTGAAGACATCGTTGTCCAAGTTTAAATACTCCAATCAACTAGATATCCACTACTCAAAATCTGCCACACAGTCCGAGCTGTCGGACGTATTCTCTACCATACATTCGCCCGAATCATTTTACTACGCCATTCATTCAGATGATGGCGCTGGTGCGGTTCAGCTCTCTAGTGGTCCATGTTGGTTTAAATCCGACATATCCACCTGTGATGCCTCCCACACTGGTGAGCTTTTTAAATTGCTGCTTTCACTTCTTCCGCCAGGTTATCATCGTGATTTCCTTGCCCAAGCCGTTGCCCAGCTACAGCTCCCCGTGCGCATTGCAGACGCATCCGGTAAACCATGTTTCACCCTTCACACTAACCAGAATAGCGTGTATAACTGCACCCTTTTCTCCGGTTCCATTCTCACCACGCTGATTAATTGTGTCGCCAACACTGTCATTGGCTTGCAACTATCACGCATACCACGCAACATTTCTCCCGAAGCCTTTAAGAAGGCTGTCCCTGAAGCATGTGCTAGCGTTGGTTACAATGTCACTTTTGACATATGTGATAAAATTCAACAAGTCGATTTCCTCAAACATTTCCCCACATCCGAGCTTCATCCTGCTCTGTGCCGCGGAACATTTTGGCGATCTTTTGGTCAGTGCATTGGAGATATCCCCGTTCATCGCGATGATAACGGACTCAAAGTCCAAAATCGTCGTGTCAAAGCATCCATCTTCAATTCACGCGTTTGTGTCGGGTTCAAACACATCTCCGACGACCCCATCACCTCCGCTTTTCGGAGTAAATGGGTCTCCTCCTCCCTCTCTCTTTCTACGAACTATTTCCACCAACAAATGTCGTCATCTGCACTTGAGGCTCACACTGTCTCATATGAAGATCTGTATCACAGATACGGCATTGCGCACCATGAT